GACAAAAAAAGAAATGATGGTTTAAGATTACATTGTAATGATTGTAGGAAAATAGAAAGTCTTGAATACAGAAAAAGAAATCCGGAGAAAAGAAAAGAAACCATAAAAAAATATTATGAAAATAATAAAGAAAAAACAAAAGAAAAAGATAAAGTTAGGTTTTTAGAAAATCCAGAAAAAATTAGGGCTATTAAATTAAAATCTTATCATAAAAATAAAACTAAAGATGAACAAATTGATAGAAGGAGGAAGTATCGTAAGTACAAACGGAAAACCGACGAAAAATATAAATTGGCTGATACTATTAGAAGTAGAATAAAATTTTACTTACAAAGGAACAATATAACAAAAAAAAATAAAACTTTTGACATTGTCGGTTGTTCACCGGAATTTTTAAAAGAACATATAGAAAAACAATTTAAAGACGGAATGACCTGGGAAAATTATGGTTTTTATGGGTGGCACATTGATCATATAATACCATTATCTTCCGCTAAAACCGATGAAGAATTATATAAGTTGTGCCACTATTCAAACCTACAACCATTGTGGGCTAATGAAAATTTAAGTAAAGGTTCTAAAATCTTATGACATTTTAATACCGTCGGATGAGACGATATACCAATTACCCTCAACAAATTTAAACTTAACACAAGCTCCTTTTTCTAAAAGGAGCTCATCCCACTCTTCATCTATTAACCCAACATCAGACTTAACTAAAGTTTTTGTAAGAGATTTTACTGTAATTTTTTTTACAATAGTAGAATTTAAAGTAACTTCTGAATAATCAACGTCTTTAACAATTAAGAATGTCTCATCATTAGTTGTATAAACTGGTTCGGAAATTACCTTATGAATTTCTTTTGGTTTCTCAATGGTAATCTTTGGTTCAACAACGGCTTGTGTTTGATATCGAACTATATTTTTTCTCGGTGTTATATTTTCTACCCTTATCATATTACATAAATTTGTCTAGGCATAGCCCTAAACTTTAATTGTTTATTTAAGTTTTCTGCTAATAAAGCTTCCCTTTCCATAACCTTTTCTGGTTTTAACCTAGTGAGTCTACCTTCGGCACCAATAAGCTCGTCAATTAGTTTTGTCTTCTCATCTTTAGCTTCAGTTGCAAGTGATGTGTAATCCATTGTAAGATCACCACCTTCACCAGTTTTTAAATTACCACTAAATTTACCACGAACTCTTGATAGTGTTTCTTTACAATATGCAATAAACCACCTTCTAACCCAAACTTGTGCTGGATTATTTAAATCTAACCAACTCATCTTATCAAATGGAACATCTGATGGTAATTTTATAATATCCGGATTATTTGCTAAACATTTATCTCTATCTCCAGGACCAACATCATAGTACCAATACCAAACTTTACCTTTTGTTAAACTTGCATTACCCCAGTCAAATTTACCACCTGGTGTGTTCATTAAATGAATTGCTTTTTTACCATCAGGTAGTGCGGTAATTCTATATGTTAAATCACCAACAATAATTCTTCTTTGGATATTAATTTCTTGCATTCTAAGTAACATATCAAAAGCCGGCATCATAAAATAACTACCACCCATACTACCCATTTGAGCAAGTCCACCTCCACCACCTAGACCACCACCTAGTCCTAAAGCACCAAAAGACCAAGGGTCAAACATAGTATTATTTAAAGTTGGTGGTGTAAACCAAAGTAATTCATTAATTTCTCTATTTGCTGGAATTTCATATATTTGTTGGTTTGGTACCAACTGAATATAGTCTTTTTTTAATTCCCATTCACCACCAGCTTGTAAACCTACAATTTTTGAATAGGCATAAGTATATCTTGTTTCATAATCTAAACTTCTTGTTGTAAAAGCTTTTGTTAATGATTGAGTATCTAAATTTAGATTATTAAGTGCTGTCCATTGAGATTCAATTAACCAATCTTGTACATATTGTGAATACTCGTCAATTGAAAATTCAAGTAATGTGTCCATTTGTTCGTCTTCTAATTCGACAGAACGTAATGGTGCACCAAGTAAATGTCTTACTTTTGTGTATAATTTACTTCTTTCTGGTTCGTCAATAATTGCCATATTGTTTTTTTATATAAATATCAAGATTTTGGTATTACTAATCTTTTAAGGTCAAATTTAAATCTTTCATTTTTTGATAAATCCCTAATAATATCTTGTGGTATGTTGTCACCAAGTCTTGGTACACCATATCTTTCACCTAACGAATTAAATAAACTAACAACCTCTTTAGTTTTTTCATCACCAACTAAAAATTCTCTATACTGGTCTACTGTAACATTTGGGAATTTGATAGCACCGACCATTGTTTTATCCATTTTCAATACTTTTGTTGATAGTGATATTGTTTGTGCTTCTCTAGTTCTTCCAGATTTTAACAAGTTTGGTGTTTTAATAAGTTCAATAATTCTATTTTTATCATAATAATATAAATCAACACTCATATTTTGTTGGTTTGGTACACCAACAAGTAAACCTGTAATATCTGTTAGTAAAAAATTTAATAAATCTTCAGCTTGATTTTTTAAATCTTGATTCTCACTTTTAAGTAGTAATTCAAGAAAATTTGGGTACTGACTCAACTCTATTAATTTATTTTTATTTTCTTGAGAACCATTATATCTTGATACAAATTCACCAACAGATTTTCTAATACTTTTAAGTGAAATTCTTTCACCAGTATTTCTAATAATCTTACATGAAAGTTTATCACCATTTTTTGTTAATACGTCAAATGGTGAAGACAAACTAGTTGCTAAAGTCCCATCAAGAAAACCAGTAACCATACCTTCAAAATCAAAACCCCTTGTTTTACTTTTAACAAATCTTTGGAAATAATTATTAAATCTATACCTTGATCTTTCAGAAACATTATTTAAATCAAGTGACATTAACTCTTGTAAAGTTCTATTAAAATTTATGGTACCTCTCTCGATTTCAGCACTTATAATATTATTTATAGCTTCAGCCGCGGCTTCAGCATCTAAAGGAATAAGACGAATTTTTTGTAATTCTCTAGACATAATCTTTTTAATGTCCGGATCAAGTTCCTCATTCTCAACAATCAATCTTGCTATTGATTCTGATAATTTTTTTCTAGATTTTGAAACAAACAAATCATTTACAAAATCCCAATTAATATGATTCCAAAAATTTTTAATATATTCGTCTCTTTTATTTCTGTATCTTAAATAATAAGCATGTTCCCACAAATCAAGACCAAGTAATGGATAGCCACCATCTTTAATAATATTCATTAAAGGGTTATCTTGATTTGGTGTTGACATTATTTTTAATCTATTTGTTTTTGTTAACACTAACCAAACCCAACCAGACCCAAATCTTTCTTTGGCAACCTCATTAAATTCGTCTTTCATTTTTTTAATGTTGCCATATTGTTTTGTAATCTTTTCAAAAATTTCACCTTTTGGTATTTGTTTTTTTGGTGATAACATTTTCCAAAATAAGGCATGATTAAAAGCTCCACCGGCATTATTTCTAACACTTGTATCAAATTTACTTATTGATTTAATAATATCTTCAAGGTCTTCATATTTTAAAGTTGTATTACTTAGCGCCTTGTTTAATTTTTTAACATATCCTTTATAATGTTTGTTATAATGAATATTCATAGTTTCAGTACCAACAAATTTGTTTAGTGCTGAATATGCGTATGGAAGTTTTTCAATACCAATTTTTTTCATTTCAAGAAGTAGATTGTTTTTAATCTCTTCTTTTTCGGTTAATAATATTTGTTCGTTTAATAATTTAATTTTTTTATTAAAACTTTCATACATCATCTCTTCTTTATCTGGATTGTCTTTTTCAAATTGTTTAATCAAAGAACCAGCTTTTGCATTTGCCTCATCTTCTAGTGGTCCACCTATATCTTGTCCTGGTTTTTTTCCTTGTAAATTTATTTGTTTTTCGTGAATCCATTCGTGTGCCAATGTTCTGGCAATATCACGATTCATTCTTCCTTTTGTAAGAATTTTAAGTTCTGAATCTTTTGTTCTACTTCCAGAGGACATTGTACCATATCTCTCACCGGTAAAAATAATTGTGATATCATCTTTTAATGGATGTTTTTTTTGTAAAAACTTAATAAAATTATTCATAAGTTCTCTGTCTTTTTCAGACATATCACATTTGATGTGTTTAACTTTTACTTTCATCTTTTATAAATACTTTATAAAATAAAAAACCCACAATAGTGTGGGTTTTACAAAATTAAATTAATATTATTTAAACACCCTGTGTTACTTTTGTAAATATACAAGTAGCAATAGCTAATGCTTTATCTTTTGCTCCGGCAGCAACTAATTCTTGACCACATTTTTTATATCTCTGTTCTGGATCTGGCATTGGCGGTAATTTCTGATTTGTTACAATTTCAGAAAATAAACTAATACAAGCCGGTATTTTTGTTAAGTCAGTAATTTCAACGTTATTGTTAATACATTCTTTAACTGTTTCTGGTATTGATTCTACATTTTCGTTTAATTTCATTTTTGAATTTAAATATCTTTGTTCGGAAAGAATATTTAACATTTCCATCTTTCTTATTTTAGTTTGACTTCTACTATTTAACATAATTTTTATTTTTAATTTAATTTATTAATATCTTCTATAACTTCTTTTATATTTTCTAGACTCTGTCATAGATGGTAAATCCATAGGAGTTGTTGGAATTTCTGTTTTTGTAAGCCCGGCAACTTCTTGGTACTTTGGAAAAAATTCTTTAACAAAAACATTAAATGGTACAGTCTCCATAGCTTTTGAAAGACATAAACTAGGGTTAAAACCGTCTTTTTTACATTCAGTTATTGATTGTACACCTTCTATGTTTGATAATTTATCCATAGCTGTAAAATCCATATTTTCTTCTTCTTTAATTATTCTTGAAATTAAACGACTAAGTTCTCTTTCGGATAGTTTAATTCTTTTCATATTATTAGTTTCCTAATAAATATACCAACATTTAAAAAAACTAATTTCTTTTATTAATTAGTTTAAGTATTTCTTCTACAACATCTACAGATTCAGAAACCTCATCACCCATAACGGTGCCAATGATTTTCTTTTTGGTGTTTAAGATATCATAGATAACACCCTCAATTGTGTTTTCAAAAATTGGGTAATAAACAAGAACATTATTTTTTTGTCCGTATCTGTAAGCTCTATCTTCTGCTTGTGCGTGTTCTGCCGGGACAAAAGATAAATCATTCATAATTACAACTTCAGCTGAAGTTAATGTAAGACCAACACCGGCAGCTTTTAAATTCCCAACAAAAACTTTTATTTTTTCATTATCCTGGAATTGGTCAACAGCGTGTTGTCTTTGTACTTTATTACAACTACCATCTAAATAAACAGATTGTTTTCCAAAATGATTATGAATAAGTTGTAGTGTATCTGTAAAATTTGTAAAAATAATAACTTTCTTTCCTTGTTCGATAATATTTTCAGCAAACTCAATTGTTTGTTTCACTTTTTCATTTGCAATTACTTTTCTTACTTTCATTAGTTTTGAAAACTGAACGGTAAGTGATGACGACTCTTCTTTTTTATTTTCTAACCATTCATAATATTCACCCATTAAATCTTTATATTCTTTTGATGAGGTTCTTAAATAAACCGGTGTAATAATTTTATCTGGTAAATCTAAAACATCTTCTTTTAATCTACGAAGAATTTGACCTGATGTTCTATCTCTTAACTCTTCCAAGTTTGACGCACCAGTAACATTCCACACTTTTCTATTTCCAGCTCTAAATTGATAACCTTGACAATAACGAATTGCGTAAGCCATCCAATTTTGGGCTACCGGACTTTCTATTATGTTTAATAAGTTATAATAATTCATTGGACGAGATGTCATTGGAGTTCCGGTTAATAACCAAACTCTTTTAACATCTTTTACAAAATTGTTTATAATTTTTGTTCTTTGGGCTTGAGCATTTGAAATCATATGAGCCTCATCTAAAATCACTAATTCAAACCCTGATTTAACAAGTAATGAATTTTCTTTATCCTTTGGGTCGTGAAAGTTTTTTAATATATCATAGTTTACAATAACAAAATCGTGTTCAGTTGAAAATTTCTTACCTTCAGCAATATATACGGTTCTATCCGAATAATTTGCAATTTCTCTTTCCCAATTTATTTTAAGTGATGCCGGACAAATAATTAAAATCTTTTTTGCTCCGGTCTCAAGTGCTGCAATAATTGTTGAGGTCGTTTTACCAAGACCCATATCATCAGCTAATATAAATCTTTTTGAACCGACAAGTTTCTCAACAGCATCTTTTTGATGTGATAGTGGTGGTCTATGTTCGTATTTTGAATAATCAATCTCAACTTTTTCAACCGAGTGTGTTTTAATTAAAGATGATTTTGGAACCCAAAATTCAGATAAATTATCTTTCTCAAAAAATTTTCCCCAGATATGATATGATTTATCTTTCTCAACTAATAATTTCTCAATATAAACTTTTTGTGGTGTTTCAAACAAATATCTTTCTTGTGCAAACTTTTTAGCAAAATAAGTATCAAGAAAAACCCACTTACGAGCAACCTTTGGTTTTGTATCAAAATAATTAACAATATAATCAGCTTGAGTCCTTGTTGGAAAAAACTTTTTGTTTGTTTCCATTTTGGATTTCATATATAGAATATAGTTGTTGGCACCACTATATGACTCCAACAATTCTAATGCCTTGTGTTCTATTAATTGTTTTTGAATTTCCAAAATTAATACTTATATATAAAAATAACAATAAAAAGAATATTTATCAATAAATAACTATTATGGATAATAGAGTTCCTATAACAAGACTTGGTAAATTTTTTGGAGACAATGACTTTAGTCTTGAAATTGAGATGGGTCAAGAGTGGTTAATTGGTGATATGAACTTTACTTGTGTTTTATATAAGGTTGATAAAACTAAAACAAAAACTGATGATGTTTACGGTGAAACTGTTTCGGATGGTATTAAATTCTTAGCTCCGGTTGAATTTAACGCATTTGTTCAAATTGCAACACCAGAAAATAAAAATGTTGGGTCAACTAAAAATGCACAAATAGAACCTGGAAATATTACAATTTCTGTTTATTTAAAAACATTGGAAGAATTAGATATTGATATTGATTACGGTGATTACGTTGGTTATTATGATACCGAAAATTTTGTAAGATATTATACCGTTGTAAATGATGGTAGGGTATTGTCAGATTTTAAACACACATATAAAGGATATCGTCCTTTTTACAAGACAATAATTGCGGCTCCGGTTGGGCCAAACGAATTTAGAGCATTATAATGGGTTTACCAAAAAAAATTAAAAAATATATTCCACTTACGGAAGAAAAAACACTTCTACCAAGAAGACGTGAACTTCGTGATCAAATCGAAGCTGATGGTACTTTTTTACCTAAAAGTTTATTACACGCAGATCTTGACCGTGGATTTTTAGATTTTGTTCGTGATGAGTTAAAGTGTGTTGTTGAAGGTAAAACAATTCCTATGATTGATATTTTAATCACAACACAAAACTGGGCACAGTTTGTTGAGACTTGGGATTTCCAAAACATTGATAAAAACAGCGAACCACCATTTATTACTGTAATTAGAACTCCGGAAGTAAAGTATGGTAATAACCCATCTATTATTTATAACATACCAAATAGGAGATTATATTTTTACGCTAAGGTACCAACTTGGGACGGTAATAAAAATGGTTACGACATTTATAAAATACCTCAACCGGTTCCAGTTGATATTACATATACTGTTGCAATTATTTGTAATAGAATGAGAGAAGTTAATAAATTTAATCAAATCGTTCTTGAAAAATTCGCATCACTACAAGCGTATCAAGTTATTAAAGGACATTATATTCCAATTAAAATGAATAGTATTACGGATGAATCTGTTATGGAATTAGAAAAAAGAAAATACTACATTCAAAAATATGAATTTACAATGAATGGATTTTTAATTGATGAGGATCAGTTTGAAGTTAGTCCTGCAATAACAAGAACATTTCAAATTTTTGAAACCGAAACAAAATATAAGAAGAATAAATATCGAGGTAAAGTTCCTCCGGAACCAGCAACATTTGATTTTGTGTTTCCAACAACAAGTGATGAGGTTGAGGAATTATTTAACTATACTTTAAATTTAAATTTAACTTTTTCAGATAATGTTAGTTCATTTCAAGTTTATATAAATGGTGATTACTATGGTGGTGATTTGGATAAAATCCAAGTTAATACAAACGACACTATTCTATTTACAATAGTTAGACTAGACGCAACAAAAGACGCTAAATTAGTTTATACACAGTCACTAGTCTAATCTTCACCGTAAATATCTTTCTTTTCTTTACATTTCTCAATAATAAGACTTTCCAAGAACTTATACATTTTAAGTCCTCGTTTATCACAATACTTTTTTAAAATGTTGTGAACATCTTTATCAATCTTTAAATTTTTAATGTTTTTAGGTTCTTTATCCATAGGTAGAAAAAAGGTAGAAAAAAATCTCACCAAAATATAAATAGTTTATAATAAGTAAAGTTTTTACTAAAAACACTAATATTTATTATAAAAATAAATTTATAAAACATTAAAAAAACAATGGCTACTAATAGTAAAGTTTTCGTATCCCCAGGTGTTTATACATCAGAAGTTGATTTAAGTTTCGTAGCACAAAGTGTTGGTGTAACAACATTAGGTATTGTAGGTGAAACAATTAAAGGACCTGCATTTGAACCAATCTTTGTTAGAAACTATGATGAATTTCAGGCATATTTTGGGGGAACACTACCAGAAAAATTCGTAGGAACTCAAATTCCTAAATATGAAGCACCGTATATTGCAAAGGCGTATTTACAACAATCAAATCAATTATTTGTAACTAGAATTTTAGGACTATCTGGTTATGACGCTGGACCATCTTGGTCTATACTAACTAAAGCAAATCTTGACCCAGCAACATTAGATTACTGGTGTTTAAGCGGTTCTGTTGTTAATTGTGAACCGGTTTGTGTTGTTAAAAAAGAAAAAACTTTTGCTTTTGATTTTAGTGCTTGTACTAATGGGAATGTCTTGTATTTAGACAATACACAAATACCAAGTGAAATTTTTAACATATTTACATCACAATATGAACAATTTAATGGAAATGTGTCAACATTGCAAGATGATATTGATGGAATTATATTAGACGTTGTTCAAGACCCTAATCCTTATATGGCTGAAGATGAGAATATCAAATATTTTGGTTCAATACCAAAAGTAGATTATGATTATTTAACTATTACTGGATATACAGCATCAACAAATGTTTTTAATGTTGATAATGTTTCTTTTGAAGACTCTAATCCAGCATCAGGTTTTAACGACCCGTGGTATTATGCTTTATTTGAAAATATTGGTAATGGTGCGTATTCTGGTTTTTCATTTTTTACAACAATTACTGGTATTACTTATTTAAACCCAGTAACAACAAGTACAACTACAATTGTACCAACAACCACAACCACAACTACAAATCCTTGTGTTACCCCAACACCTATCACCACAACTACAACAACAACACCTTTAATTGTTGATTGTTATTCTGGAACCGTAGTTGGTGTTATCTATTATTACACAGGTACTTCATTTACTGAATATGATGATTTAGTTGTATGCACTTTAAGATCAAGAGGTTTATCAACATATAGTGATGGTATTAACCCAATTTATGAAGTTACTGGTACAACACAAGTAACATATGATATGTCTGGAGAATACAGTGGAGTATTAAAAAATCCTTATTTACCTTTTGCGATTAATGCTGTAAATAATGATGGTACAACATTTAACTTCCAAGTATCAATGAGTAACTCCGATGCTAATAACATTAATAAAGTATTTGGTAGAGGTAATTTTGAAAAACCAAGAACACAAGTTCCATTAATGGTTGAGGAGTCTTATAATACTTTATTAAATTATGCTTGGAATAAGGGATATATTAGAGGTTTAAATCCTATTGTAGTCTCTTCTGAGGGTGCACAAGGAAATGACCAACAAACTATCGGTTGGTACCTAGATAAATTCCAATCACCAAGTTCACCTTGGGTTGTATCTGAATTAAGAGGTACAAAAGTTTATAACTTATTTAAGTTTTATACAATATCCGATGGTAATACCGCAAACTCTGAAGTTAAAATATCGTTAGCGGACCTTTCATTTAACAATGAAACATTCACAGTATTAGTTAGAGATTATTTTGATAATGATGCAAACCCAGTTGTACTTGAGAAATATACTAACTGTTCTATGAATCCATCTGAAAATAATTATATCGCTAAAAAAATAGGAACATTAGATGGTGAATATGAATTAAAATCTAAATACATAATGGTTGAAATTAATGAGGATGCACCGGTAGATGCAATCCCTTGCGGTTTCCAAGGTTATACATTTAGAGAATATCCAGATGGAAAATCACCATTCCCAATTTATAAAACAAAATATTTCTTACCTGGTGAGCAAGTGTTTAATCCTCCTTTCGGAACCTCAACTGGTCAAGACGATGCTTTTGTAAGTGGTGGTGACAATATAAGAAGAACTTATTTAGGATTAGGTTCGTATTGGGGTTATGATGGTGACTTCTTCCAATATAAAGGAAAAGTTAAACCATTTGATTTATGTAATGGTGAAGGTACAGAATGGAATTTTAGAACAAAAGGTTTCCATATGGACCAATTTGCAAGTGGTATTACAATATCTAGTTCATTTGCATCAAGTGGTACACCAGCATATGAAGTTGGTGTAACATCATTCTCATCTGAACCAGATAATCCTGAAAATCCTTATTACCGATTGAATGCTAGAAAATTCACATTATTTGTATATGGTGGATTTGATGGTTGGGATATATATAGAGAATTTAGAACAAATGCTGACAAGTACGCACTTGGTAGAAGTGGATTCTTAAATGGAGCTTGTTCATCAACAAGATATCCAAAAGGTAAAGGAAATGGATTGTTTAAACAAATTGCAATTGGTGATGGAAGTATTGAATTTGGAAATACAGATTACTACGCATATTTGTTAGGTCAAAGAACGTTTGCAAATCCTGAAGCTGTCAATATAAATGTATTTACAACACCTGGTATTGATATTCAAAACAATTCAGATTTAGTTGAAAGAGCAATTAATATGATTGAAACTGAAAGAGCAGATTCATTATATATTGCAACAATGGCGGATTACAATATGTTTGTAGCATCAACAACTGAAGGTGATAATTTAATTTACCCGCAAGAAGCTGTTGATATTGTTGAGGAAACTGGAATTGATTCTAACTATACTGCAACATATTATCCTTGGGTGTTAACAAGAGATAGTGTAAACAATACACAAATCTATATTCCAGCAACTGCTGAAGTAACAAGAAACTTGGCATTAACCGATAATATTGCATTCCCTTGGTTTGCGGCAGCTGGTTATACTCGTGGTATTGTAAATTCAATTAAAGCTCGTAAGAAGTTAACACAAGAAGACAGAGACGTTCTTTATCTTGGTAGAATTAACCCTATTGCAACATTTGCTGATGTAGGTACCGTAATTTGGGGTAACAAAACACTTCAAGTTAGAGAGTCAGCACTTGATAGAATTAACGTAAGAAGATTGTTATTACAAGCAAGAAAATTAATTTCTGCGGTTTCTGTAAGATTGT